CAAATTATAGATATTCCAAAAAAACCTAAAAGACCATCATATTGACCATATAATTCCACTTAAAGCAGCTAAAACAGAATTTGAAGTTGTAGCTTTAAATCATTACACGAACCTTCAATTACTTACTGAATTAGAAAATTTAAAAAAAGGAAGTAAGTATAAAAGAGAAGATTTTGATAATTATATGAGTTGGTATATTAAAAATGTAAGAACAGAAGAAGAATATAATTCCTTAACTTTGTAGCTATGAACTGGGAGATAATGTTTTTTCCGATGTATGGTATTGTATTTGGTGTTTCTTACTGGAATACATATATGGATGCCTTTGAAGATGAAGAAATAGAAGAAGAAGAAAATATGATACAAATATTTCTCGGTTTTTTTGGAATATCTATAATTTGGCGTAACTATGTATAAAACAGAAGATTTAATAAAGAAAACTCTTGTAGCTGTAGAAAAGCATAAACTTATGTTTATCGAGCATATAATTGCTTATTTACCTTGCTCCAAGGAAACTTTTTATAACCATAAATTACACGAAGTTGACTCTATTAAAAAGGCAATTGAAGAAAATCGTGTGAATAAGAAAGTTAAAATGCTGAACAATTGGATTGATTCAGAAGTTCCATCACTTCAAATAGCTGCAATGAAAATGATTAGTGAGGACCACGAAGCTCATAGACTAAATGGAACAAGACAAGAAATAAAACATAAAGGAGGAATAAAATCAACTCTTATTGAATGGAAGCCATCGAACAAAGATGCAACAGACAATTCTACGACTTAATAGAATCAAATAAAAGATTTCGTGTTCACCAGGGAGGGACTCGTAGTGGTAAGACATTTGCAATTTGTCAATATTTAACTTATCTTTTAACTGTATCTAAAGAGCCTTTAATTATCTCTATTGTAAGAAAAACACTTCCAGCTTTAAAAGGTTCAGTTCTTCGTGATTTCATTCTTATTCTACAACAAACAGGTTTATACTATGAAGGCACTCATAATAAAGCTGAAAACACTTTTACCTATGGAGACCATATTGTTGAGTTCTTATCAGTAGATGAACCACAAAAGATTAGAGGGCGTAAAAGAAATATTGCATTTCTAAATGAGGCTAATGAATTAAATATAGAGGATTTTAGGCAAATCAATATGAGATGTACCGATTTCCTAATTCTCGATTTTAATCCAAGTGACCCAGTCCACTGGATATATGATGAGGTAATACCAAGAGATGATTGTGATACCTGGATAACTACTTACAAAGACAATAAGTTTCTATCTGAAGATTTAGTATTTGAGATTGAAAGAATGAAACAAAGAGACCCTGATTATTGGAGAGTATATGGAGAGGGACAAAAAGCAGTATATAGCGCCAGACAAATATTTAATAATTGGAACTTTATTCCTTACAATGAGTTTCCAGAATTTGATTCTGCTGCTGAAGCTGTAATTGGATTAGACTTTGGATTTAGTAATGACCCAAGTGCTGCTTGTTTAATTCATAGAAAAAATGATAAACTTTATATTCACGAATTACTTTATAAAACTGGAATGACTAATGCTGATTTGGCTGATTATTTTAAAAAGCTTGGTTATGAACAAACAATGATTTATGCCGATAGCGCAGAGAGTAAATCAGTAGAAGAAATTAAAAGACAAGGATTATTTATTAAACCAGCAATCAAAGGACAAGGTTCAATTAACGCTGGTATTAGTCTCCTTAAAGAATATGATATTTATGTAAGCAAAGAATCAAAAAATATAATTAAAGAATATAATAATTATTACTGGGAAGAATTAAAAGATGGAACTATTATTAACAAGCCAAAAGACAAATTTAATCACGCTATGGATAGTATTCGTTATGGTGTTTATTCGCAATATGGTAAACGCCAAAATTTCTTTGTAATTTAATTATTATTTTTGTAAAATAAAATAAATGTATAGATGGCATCAATCCTTGATAGAGTTAGAAATTTTATTTCTAAAAACGCACAACAAACAAATATAGATTTCAATAAAGCGATTTATAATTTCCTTGGAGATTCAATTGTATGGAATCCAGAAAACGATGATACTTACATCAATAAAGGGTATCGTTTTAATTCTACAATTTACTCAATTATCAACCTTATAACTAAAACAGCTTCTACAATTCCTTTTATGGTTTATGAAGTTAAAAATGATAATGAGCTAAAAAGATATAAGTCAATGACAAGTGGAAACTTTAATTCAAATGCAATGTTGCAATCAAAGATTCTACAAAAAAAAGCGCTTGTTGAAATAGAAGATACAGAGCTTCACGAGTTATTAAATAGACCTAATCCAGCTCAATCTTATAATGCTTGGCTTCAAGAAGTTGTGGCATTTGGTAAATTAACTGGTAACAGATATATCTATGGAATATCTCCAGAATCAGGACCTAATCAAAATAAATTCTCTGAACTTTATGTTTTGCCATCACAAAGCATTGAAATAAATAGTGGAGGTATATTTGAGCCAGTTAAATATTATACGCTTGACTATAATGGGCAGTATAAAATTGATGCAGAAGATGTTTGTCATATTAAAGATTTTAACCCTTACTATGATGGTACTGGTTCTCACCTTTATGGTATGTCTCCATTAAAAGCAGGATTAAGAAGTCTTGATGCTAATAACGAAGCACTAACAACTGGTGTAAGATATTTACAAAACCAAACTGCAAGAGGTGTATTAATGAGTGATGAAGGTGATTTAAATGAAGTACAAGCAAAACAATTAAAAGAGAAATTTAGACAACAATACCAAGGAGCTAATAATGCTGGTGATGTTATTATAACTCCAAAGAAATTATCTTGGGTAAACTTTGGACTAAATGCTTCTGACTTATCTCTTATAGAACAATATAATGCCTCTATTAAAGATTTATGTAATATCTATAATGTTCCAGTTCAACTTCTTAATAACACTGATTCATCTACATACAACAATATGAATGAAGCTAAAAAGTCTTTATATGTAAATGCTGTTATTCCAGAACTAAATAAAATTAAAGATGAATTAAACAGATGGTTAACTCCACAATATGGAGAAAAACTATACATTGATTTTGATTATACAAATATTCCAGAGCTTCAAGAAGAAATGGATAAAGTAGTGGGGCAAATGTCTCAAGCTTGGTGGCTTACTCCAAATGAGAAAAGAGCTGCAATGAGTTATGGTGCTGATGATGATACTCCAGAGATGAATGATTATTATATTCCAAGTCAATTTATTCCTTTAGACAATCAAGACTTTGTAATTGAAGAAGAACCTAAAAGTGTAAACATTGATTTTAGTTCTCTTATGAAACAAGAAATTAAAAAAGAAGATAAACAAGAAGAAACTGAAATAGAAACAAAGCAGGAATCTTATGATAATTATCCACAAGGCGCAACTAACAATGCAAGAAGAATGTTAGAGTGGAGAGAGAAATATGGTAGAGATGTTGTGCAAGGAGGGACAAGAGTAGGTTGGGAAAGAGCTAATCAACTTGCAAATAGAGAAGCACTTTCTCTTGAAACAGTTAAAAGAGTTCATTCTTTTCTATCAAGACACAAAGGCAATGAAGTAATTGCTGATGAATATAAAGATGAGCCTTGGAAAGACAAAGGTTATGTAGCTTATAATCTTTGGGGTGGTAAAGCAATGATTTCTTGGGCTAAAAGAATTTCAGAGAATGAGGAATCTGATAATTAAAAAGGTCAAAAAAGATTGGCAAAAGAACTTTGAAAACCAACTTGATATTGCTGAAAGAAAAGAAATATCAAAAGTTGCTAAATACTTTCGCACAGAATATTTCAAAGGCATAGATGAATATTTAACTACAAAAAGAATAACTTCTTATGAGGGGTTATTTAAAGAAGTTGATATGGCTAATGTTTACAATGACATATATGTTAATATTGGACTTCGCTTTACTAAATGGTATCAAAGAAACTTTGAAAAGCTAATTGACAAACAAACAACTGATGAGACTATATGGGCGAAAAAATATTCTTATATAGCAAGTAAAATAGCAGCTGAAAGAGTTGTAAGTGTTTCTGGGAATAGAAGAAAAGAACTTCGCAATGTAATTCAAAGTTCTTTTGCCAATCTTTTTTGACCTTTTTAATTA